TTTCTAGGTATTCAATTTCTTTGGCAAATTTAAAATTTCCTGACGGTTTAAAAGCAAATACGTTTTTATCCAATGAATTTAAAACAAGTACGGATGTGTATAACTCAGGATACCTTAGCAGAAGTAAAGACAAAAGCGAAGCTGTTGGTATATCAATGACAGGACCTGGAAACTATGGATTACAATTAAAATATTATTACAAACTGCCTTATACGACTTGGAAAAATAAGACTACAAGAAGAGCAGACGGAAGTTTGATAGAAACGTCAAATCTCGATGAAACCACTGTTGATGTTGAAGTTTCTATAAGATTAAATGATACAAGCTTAATAGACGGCATAAAAATTTATAATACAAAAGCTTCAACTGTAGAATATCAAAAGTATAGAGATAGTTTAAGTAGTCAGAACAATGGAAAAGCTGGAGCAGAAGATATGAATCCAGCTTCTAATACTAGTACCGAACAAACCAAACCAGCAGTACAGTATCAATCCTCTTTAGAAGCGACTCTAAGAAGTATACAAATCTATTCTTTGATAGAGGCAATTAATGCGAGCTCTAAAAAAATTGATTTAGAAAGAAAAGTTAAAGAAGTAAATTTAGCTACAAAAGAATTTGCTAGTCCTGTATTTTCTGATGGAATCTTTAAAACGTATATAGATAAAATTATAAATAATAGTCTTAGCGATAGCGATCCATTTGAAAAAAATATAAAGTACGGATTTAACGCAGCTTTACTTTCAAATAAAAATGATAACACTTCTGTACCTCCAGTAGATTATAAAAAGCTATTAACATCTTATGTACTACCTTACGACGTAAATCAAGACATTAACGAAGGTAGTCGATTAGCCCACCCTGTATACATTCAGTTAGGTTTAGTAATGTTCATATTGAATCACTGTTGTAATTTGTACGACGAAAAAACGGATAACACTAAAACAAAAACGCCTCTAATGTACATGGATTATAATCCAGAAACTAATTTTTGTTTGAGTCATCCATGTCACATGACCACTAACGGTATGACTTTTATGATTCCTTTTCAAGGAACTTTTGCAGACTATAAAACTTTATTTTACACAAGCGTTTTAGATGGAGATAGTATAAAAGGAACTGAAGAAAATAAAAATGCAAAAACCGCTTTATTTAGCCCTGAAAAAGACACTATTTCTGGAGACATTCCTAGATTTAAAGGTGCAGAAGAAATAGACGCTTACAGAGGTAAGATCATGAATGTGTTGATTAATATAGATTACCTTTTTGATATAATTAAACAGTTCTTTTCTCAAGATCAAACCAACACCGTATTTTTAAAAGCTTTCGTAGAACAGATACTATCTGATATGAATAAAACTTTGGGTAATTTTAATATATTTAGATTTTCCTATGATGATGCTTCTAACTGTCTTCAAATAATAGACGATCAATTGGTTCCTGGATTACCTGAAGAAAGCATCGTTCCCAAGAATTCAGACTACGATATTCCAATATATGGTAGAAATTCAATAGCCAGAAGTTTAGATTTAAGAACTGATATATCTTCAAAAATGGCAAACGTTTTAGCAATCAGTGCTAATGCGGATGAACAAAAAAAATCAGCAAATTCTGTGGATGGAACTCCTTACGGTTTCATCAATAAAAAATATAGCGATAGGTATATTCCAAACAGAACAGAGAATTCTGATATAACTAAACAAAAAGATGGAAAAACCAAAATAGAACAAGCGAATATTGACGCTATAGTATCTTCTGCTTTAAAATTCAATAAAAACGTAACAGATTTCTACGGTACTTATAATCCTTCTACAGAAAATATAGGCCACGCAACAAACTACTACATTGAAAAACTTAGTGTAAGTAAATTAGACCCGCCTACTAGAGCAGCGGCCATGATTCCTGTATCTATTAATTTCACATTAGATGGCATCTCAGGATTTAATATGATGCAGGGTTTTACAATATCAGAAAAGTTTCTTCCATACACCTACAACGTTAGAACTACATCGACTGATGAAAAATCAGACATTGCAAAAGGCTCACAAAAAGTTGGATTTATGGTTACTGGAAACGTTCACACAATAGAGAACAATGAGTGGACTACGGCCATCAAAGCCAATATGACCTATTTAAAAACAAGAGCTGACTTTACGGGGAGACTTTTAAATACTGAATTTCAAAAGGGAAAGCAAGCTGCTTTTAATCCCGAAGGAACTCTTCCTGATCAAGCATTAGGATCCATTCCAAACAATTATCCAAGTGTTCAAGCCACAAGCTATCGAAATGTAAAATTTAGTAACATCAATGAAGGAAATCCTGCTGCAGACAAAATTAATCCTGCGCTATTAATAGATGTCCGTAACGCAGCAGTAGCCGCTGGTGTGACTGTAGAAATTACCACAGCAGTTAGTGGCCACACATCAAATCCAGGTAGAAGTAGGCATCCTTCAGGAAATGCAGTAGATATAGCGGTAATAGATGGACTTGCAGTTTCTACTAATTCTAATATAAAATCTAAAGTAGAAGCTTTTGTTAAACAATTAACGAATAGAGGATATGCATTCAATAAGGAAGGAGCAGGAAATCCAAAGTCTGTTTTAACTTACCCGTATGAAAATCACGATAATCACGTTCATGTTTCAAATACTACTCAAAGCTAGTTTATGTTAAAATATTATCCATCATTTAGAGTCAAAACAGATCAGAAGACAACAGGCAATGCTCTTTTATTAGATGGCGTTCCTTACTCCGGCGATTACTATCAAACATACGATAATAAATTCTATAGTGGACCTAATCCCATAGTAGGACCAAACGAAGAGCTAAAGCCTTTTGAAAATTATGGTAACTCAGATTATCTAAACGCTTCTAATTTACCTTCTTCAGTAAAGAATCAGTTTTTAAGACAAACTAACGTTGCTAAAACTCAAGCATTAGAACCAGTATCTTATTATCCAAAACCTACGCAAGACGATTACACTAGAGGCTATTTTATTAGATACTTTATTAAGAAGATCAATAGCAAAGGATTTGTTACAGAAATCGCTCCTGAAGAGTACAACAATTTTGTGAATGGAACAGTTAGATACGACGTGTCTTTTTACTTAGTCACACAGATCTTTTGGAAAATTACGGGAGATTTAAACACAAAAAGATATTCTCAGTACGATATACGATTAGGTATTATAGAAGTAAACAAAAAGAATACGGAAGATGCTGGTAAAAACTTCTTGGGTCTTATAGAGTTTATCGGTGGTGAATATTCAAAGTTCTCAAGACCCACTATATAGATTAATTGAATACAATCGATTGGATTGGTTATATTTAGTTCAAATTAAAGGTTATGTATTTCATTGTAGAAAATATAGATCAGTTTAAAAAGCTGAGTATAAAAGACGAGTGCTTCGTACAGCTCGTGCCAGGCAATGACAGATTTCACCCAAAATTAACTTACGCAAGTTTATTATATTACAACGATGGTGAAAAAGGCTACATATTTCCATTCAAACATTCAGAAGCATTTAGTTTAAATTTTGAAGAGGTTCACTCTTTTCTTAAATTACACAAGAAAGTTTACCTACTAGACAAGAAGTTTCACTCTTACTTCTTGGATCTACCAAAGGCAATAGACTTACATTTCGTTAACTTGGATCAAACAAATGAATTTAACCAGTTCGATTGCGATACCAATTTACACCACGATTTTTACTCACGTTATGGGCACCTTCCCATCACAAACGAATTAATACCGATATCGAAGCACTACGAAAGATGCCAGTGTTTGTACGATTACGTTAAAGGCTACTTCGATTTAGAAACAGACATACAGACTCAAGAGGACTTCATCCACGCGTACAAATCAGTCGAGGAGAATCCAATAAAGGTAGACGTAAACTGCTTGGCAGACAAGTACCAGATTCACGATCAGAGCTACTCTATTAAAGGGGACAAGATGTACTCTTGCTATAATCTGTATAATTTAACTGGAAGACCCACCAACTCTTTTAACGGCATTAACTTTCTTGCGATTCCAAAAGAGAACGATTTCAGAAGCTGCTTTTTACCATCAAACGACTTTCTTGTTGAGTTTGATTTCGACGCGTATCACTTGAGGCTAATAGCTAAACTCATAAACTTTGAATGTCCACAAGAGTCTTTTCACGAATATCTTGGTAAAAGCTATTTCAACAAAGAGGAGCTTACAGAAGAGGAATACAAAGAGTCCAAAACCATTACGTTCAAACAGCTTTACGGTGGAGTGGATAAAAAGTACAAACACATAGACTTCTTCGCGCAAATGGGTTCTTATATAGACGAGATGTGGAAACAATACAATAAACAGGGCTACAAGCTTCCAACGGGCAGAATAATTAAGAAGGACGAATCCATGACCAAGTACAAGCTATTTAACTACGTGGTGCAAAATATGGAGACAAGCGAAAATATTTATAAGATAGATGAGGTTCAGACCTATCTAAAAACGACAGGGGCCAAAACCAAGTTGATTCTGATCACCTACGACTCGTTCCTATTTGATTTTAGCAAAAAGGATGGGAAAAAGACCCTACAGGAGATCAAAACCATATTGGAAACAGGTCAAATGAAAGTAAAACACAAACATGGAACCAGCTATGCATTCTAAACTAATTACAAATATTTATTAAACAAGGTTATGACAGAAACAAACACAATAGAACTAACACCAGAATCGCTTATGAACAAGCTGTTTTGCACATTCGCTAAAAAAGAGTTATTAGACGAAAGGTTGCAAGAAATAAATAAAGAATACAAGATACTTTACAATAAGATATTCGTATTGGCTTCCCCGGAGTCTGACGAGTACATGTGCACATACAACATCGAGATAGAAGGCCCTAACACCAAGATCCTACCGAATACTATTTTATTGCACAGAAAGAAGGACTCAAACACACTATACACCATTAATGCCCTTAATACCCTAATCAAAACTTTGAATAACGGAGTATTGGACAGCAAGTTTATGGTGAACTGGCCTGACTATAGGAACTCTATCCTATTGACCCAAGGCGAAGATCTAAGAAAGTTAAACACCTCTATCCACAAGATAGTTGCCGTATAGACCACTGAAAAATAAATTTTTTTCTTTCGAATTTATTTAGTATATTAGCTATATAATAAATTATTAAACAACAGTTATGGACATTTCCCAATTAAAGTCTAGGCTCGCCTCCCTACAAAATCCAAGAGGCGGACAGAAAAAGGATTTCAGTTTAACAGTCTGGAAACCTACTGTAGGTAAACACTTAGTTCGTATTGTACCATCAGCGTACGACAAATCGAACCCATTCAAGGAATTATTTTTCCACTACGGTATCAACAACAAGACGATGATTTCTCCGACTTCTTTCGGCGAAAAAGATCCAATCGTTGAATTCGCTCAAGGTTTAAGAAAGAGCGACGATTGGCAGTCAGCTAAGAAGTTCGAACCAAAATTACGTGTATTTGTTCCAGTCATCGTAAGAGGCGAAGAAGACAAAGGCGTAAGATTATGGGAATTCGGCAAGCAAGTCTACATGGATTTGTTAGCAATCTTAGAGGACGAAGATGTAGGAGATTTTACAGATCCTATTCAAGGTCACGACATTACAGTCGACACAGCTGGTAAAGAAACCACTGGATTAATGTACAACACCAGTACAGTAAGAGTTAGAACAAAAGTTACTCCGTTATCAGAAGATGCTGACAAAGTAAAGTTATGGTTAACAACTCAACCAGAGCCTAACACTCTATTTAAGCGTTGGTCTTACGACGAGATGAAATCTGCTTTAGGGGCTCATTTGAATCCTGAGGAAGAGATCAAACAAAACGCAGACGTAGTAGTTGAAAAAACTGCGCAAGTAGGAGATTTACCTTGGGAATCAAAAGAAGAAGCGGCAAAACCAGCTTTCACTTTGAACACCAGTAAGACAGAGATCGATAGCAAAATCGATGACCTTTTTAACTTCTAAATTCATATAAGCCCTCACCTAAAAATGAGGGCTTTTTAAACCGCACAAATGGCAAAGGCTAAAGAAGGGTTAAATAGCTCCATATCAAAAGCTATCAAGACAGAATTCAATTTAGACAATTTTAAGAAGTCAAAAAATCTTTCATCAACGTCCATCAAATTCAAGGACCAAGAGTGGATTCCATTATCGAAATCGTTTCAAGACGCATTACAAATTCCAGGCGTTCCAAAAGGTCACATTACTTTATTAAGAGGTCACTCTGATACTGGCAAAACAACCGCATTATTGGAAGCCGCAGTAAATGCTCAAAAGATGGGTATATTACCAGTGTTCATTATCACAGAGATGAAATGGAGTTGGGAACACGCTAAAGAAATGGGATTGCAATTTGAAGAGGTTGCTGACGAAGACGGCGTAGTAAATGACTACAAAGGATTTTTCTTATTCGTCGACAGAGAAAAGATGAATTGTATCGAAGACGTATCAGCATTTATCTTGGATATTTTGGACGAGCAGAAAGCTGGCAACTTGCCTTACGATATCTGTTTCTTTTGGGATTCTGTGGGCTCCGTCCCATGCAGACTATCGATAGAGTCAAACAAGAACAATAACGAGTGGAATGCGGGCGCTATGTCACAACAGTTCGGACAGTTCGTTAATCAGAAGATCGCGTTATCAAGAAAAGAGAGTCAACCTTATACAAATTCATTCGTTGCTATCAATAAAGTTTGGGTCGCAAAGCCTGAAACCATTATGAGTCAACCAAAGATGAAAAACAAAGGCGGAGACACAATGTTCTTTGACGCATCTCTTATTATCACTTTCGGAAACGTTACTAATGCAGGCACAAACAAGATCAAGGCCACTAAGAACGGTAAAGAGGTTGAGTTTGCAAAGAGAACAAAAATCTCTTGCGATAAGAATCACGTAACTGGAGTTACTGCTTTGAACAAGGTTATTATGACCGTTCACGGATTTATTGACGACGATAAGAAAGCATTGGACAATTACAAGAAACAGTATTCTCATCAGTGGTTAAAAACATTGGGTTCAAAAGACTTCGATGTAGTTGAAGAGGCTGACGAAGACATTAAAGATATATTTGACAGTTCAGAACATGAATAAAGATTACCAAAAGATATTTGATTCGCTTGGAAAGGTAGAAGTTGAAGAGACAAAAGAAGATCTAAAGGTAAACGATAGAATTTTAATTATCGATTCACTGAATACTTTCCTAAGAGCATTTACAGTTATACAGCATTTTAACAAGAGTTTGAATCATGTTGGTGGATTAACAGGTTACCTAAGGTCGCTTGGTTTTGCCATCAACTTGATTCGACCTACCAGAGTGATTCTGGCGTTCGATGGCAAAGGTTCATCCACGAATAAACGATATATCTATCCAGAGTACAAAGCTAACAGAGGCATACGCAGGGTCACTAACTGGGATGCTTTTGAGAATCAGGAACAAGAATCAGAAGCAATCACAAATCAGTTGGTTAGATTGATAGATTATTTGAAGTGTTTGCCTGTAGATTTAATTTCGATAGACAAAATAGAAGCAGACGATGTTATCGGTTACATCACTCAACAGATGGACACAGATTTTACAATAATGTCTTCAGACCGAGATTATTTACAGCTCGTATCTGAAAGGATAACTGTATATTCTCCTACGAAAAAAATCTTCTACACTCCTAAAAAAGTCTTAGACCAATACGGAGTTAGTAGCGAAAACTTTTTGAATTACAAAGTTTTAACCGGAGATTCTGGAGATAACGTTCCTGGAATTAAAGGTATCGGACCAAAGACGATAACAAAACTTTATCCGGAATTAGCAAGCTACAATAAAATGACTTTAACAGAAGTTATACAAAAAGCAAAAGACGGAGACGGAAAAGCGTTCATGAATATTAGAAATTTCGAGCATCAATTAAAGATAAACGAAAAGCTAATGGATCTAACAAATCCCAACATACCAGAAGATTCCATTGTAGAAATACAAGAAATGTTGGCGAGTCCTAACAAGACTTATAGATCAAAGGAATTTATGGAAATTTATCACGAAGACGACCTAGGGAATTCGATAGCAAATCTCCAGTCGTGGTTACACAATCATTTTCACCAGTTATCAAAATATAAATAAGTTATGGCAGTTTTAAATCAGTTACAACAATACGGAGTAGGTTTTCAAATTAAGGTTTTATCAAGCTTATTAAAAGATAAAGAATTCTTACAAAACATAAACGACATTTTAGACGCAGAGATGTTCGATAATCCAGCGCACAAGTGGATTATACAAGAGATATTAAGGTACTACTACAAGTATCATACCACACCTTCTATGGAATCTTTACAGGTCGAAGTTAAGAAGATCGAAAACGATGTGTTAAAGGTGAGCGTAGTAGAACAACTAAAGGATTCGTTAAAAGCTACAGACGAAGACAGAGAATACGTAGAGAGCGAATTTTCTAACTTCTGTAAGAATCAGCAGATGAAAAACGCGATCATGAATTCCGTTAGTCTTTTGGAAAAGGGTGAATTCGATCAGATCAGATCAATGATCGATACAGCGTTAAAAGCAGGACAGGACAAGAGAATAGGACACGAGTACGAGAAGGACATGGAAACTCGATACAGAATGGAACAGCGTTCTCCTATTGCAACTCCATGGGCAAATCTAAACGAATTGCTGATGGGAGGTTTGGGTGTAGGCGATCTAGGAATTATATTCGGAAATCCAGGTGGAGGTAAATCTTGGTTGTTGGTAAACCTAGGCGCCATAGCAGTGCAAATGGGTTTTACTGTAAACCACTACACATTGGAATTATCCGAAGACTATATTGGTAAAAGATACGATGCCTTGT